CCCGACCATGTCCAAGAGTTAATTGACGCTAATGTGGAGCATAACAATGTCCACTAAATCAGTGCAAGAAATCGCAAGTGAAGCCCTGCTGTATCTCTCCGAAACTGATGAGTTAGAGGCTCAACTACACACCAATGTTGAAAGACTTGGGTATAAGGTTAAGCAGACTCTAGGTGCTTACATGCTGCACGAAGAAGGCACTAATCCGGTCAAGGAAGCAAAGGCAAGAAATAGTGATGGATTCAAAGAGATAGTTGCTGAAGAACTGGAAGCGATACAGGCTCACAAAGAAGTTAAAAACAAGCGGTCTACTCAAACAATGCGTTTTGAGTGGGCTAGGTCAATGAACGCCAATAGAAGGCAAGGTGGCGGGAATATTTAACAATGAACCCCTCTACACTAGATATGCTATGCCACTACTCAGCATAAAAGAAGCTGCATTGGAGCTTGGTGTGTGCAATAAGAGTGTACCCAATATAGTCCCTGTTATACGATACCCCAATGTGAGGGGTGGTAAGGTGGACCCCTTAGACGTTGAGGAAGCAAAACGTAGGGGCAAGCAATGTCAGTCTATAAGCGTGGGAATATCTGGTGGGTTAAGTTCTCGACAAACGGCCAGCACTTTAGACAATCTAGTCGGTCTACCAAAAAGCGCGAAGCGGAGCAATACGAGAAAGCCTTACGCGCAGAAGTCGCCAGAAGGCTGCACAGGGGCCGCACAGGTAAGCCAATAGATGTTACCTACGCAGATGCATTATTGATGTGGATAGAGACAGGAGCGCCTAAATCAATGTATTCACACATACGTAACACAAGACCATATCTGGATAACGTGCCTTTACCACAGGTTCCAGCCGCAGCCGCACAAATGTCCAGAGACTTCTTTATAAAAGGGTTGTCTGTGCAGACTATTAATAGACGGTTGGCGTGTGTCCGCAGAGTATTAAATCTGTGCTTTAAAGAATGGAATATGCTGGACTTCCCATTAGCTCAAAAAGTAAAACTCCATAGCGAAAAAGGTTTGTCCAGGGAAATATATCTATCCAAGCAGGAAGTCACTGATCTAGTGAGCGCTGTGGATGATGAGGAAGCGAGGAAGGTAATTCTAATCGCTGCCAATACTGGATTGCGTAGAAGTGAAGTAATGGGCCTGACAGATAAAAACTGGCAACCACCAAATATAGTGCTTACAACTAAAACAAAGTCCGGCAAGGCTAGAACAGTGCCGCTAATATCTGAGTTGCACCCATTAATGACGCTACCCTTTCAGCTAACGATGTGGGAGTTAAGGAAGGCATTTGAACAGGCCAGAGAGTCCATACAGCGCCCTGACATACGATTTCACGATCTACGCCATACTTTTGCATCTTGGTTGATTAAAGACCCTGATATACCTCTAACGCTCGTAAGGGACTTATTAGGGCACAGTAGTCTAGTTGTAACTGACAAATACTCCCACTTGAGAGGGGGGAATATAGATATGCTTGAGAAGGCGTTGGGGACTAAAAAATGAATGCACCAAAACATACTTTGGGTACAAAATCGGGTACAATGCATTATATGAAAACGCTAAGAGTGGTGCCCGGGGCCGGACTTGAACCGGCACGATCTTGCGATCGAGGGATTTTAAGTCCCTTCAGTAACCTCCTGTGTATGCCGTTTAAAGGGATTTTTGGGGTTATTTGGTGGAATAAAGGCTCATTTAAGGAATGTAAATGGGTACAGTTTTGGGTACATAAGAATAAGCCAGCCCACCAATTGCCGCTAGGTGTTAATTACCCCGCACTGAAACGGGTAGATACTTTTGGTGGGTTGGTTTTAATCTGATGGGTAGATTAATCGTAATTGTGGGATTAGTGTTGATGGATTTTAACGCAGTAGATTTTAAAGTGTCACCACTTGCGTTACAGGTATGTGCTCAATATGAGGGGTATAGACATTGCGAAAATGGAAAACCGATTATTTTTAACGGCGGGATCAAGTAACGTATAGGAGAGATATTGTGGATGAAACAGAATTTTTAATTGTAGCGACGATTGTCGTGGTGAGATAGTGATTGTGGAGGAATAGATATGGCCGATCCTTTGGCCGATGTGAGATTGTTCAATGTCGATACCATAAACATAAGCTGAGTATGTGTCGATATAATTAGTGAATGTGTTCACTAATATGGGTTTTTTGTTAAAACTGAACAGGAGGGAATTGTGATTGTATTTAAAAAGCCTACTATAGATACATCATGGTCGGTACTTTGGATTGAGGGTGACAGACCAACACTGGCGGGTCATATATTTGTTGATTTCCATGTATCCTTTAAACCATCTGGATTAATCCTAAGTGAGGATGAGTTGTTTACAATAGCATCAGCTATGAACTATATCGACAACGGCAAAATTCCAGAAAACACAATCTAATTAAGCGTCCTATACCTAGCAGATAGCCTTTGCAGCCATACAGGAGAGACATGAGAGAAAGTGATTTAACATTAGATAGACTGAAAGAATTACTACATTACAACCCTGGGACTGGTGAGTTCACGTGGAAAGTTAATATGCGCGGCCCTGCCAAGATGGGGTGTGTGGCTGGAAGTGATAGGCCGGATGGGTATAGATTGGTTGGTGTGGATGGGGTTAATTATAGGGCGCACAGATTAGCTTGGTTTTATATACATGGGAAGTGGCCCTCCCACCAGATAGACCATAAGAACGGTATTCGTAACGACAATAGTATTGCTAATTTACGGGATGTTCCACATATACAAAATGGTAGGAACCAGAAAAAGCGATGCACAAATACATCAGGTGTAGTGGGTGTTAGTTGGTGCAAGCGTGACCGCAAATGGAAGGCTCAAATAAAGGTGAACCACACAATGCTATATCTTGGTCGATACGAAAGTTTTAATGATGCTGTATCTGCTAGATACGCTGCCGATTTAAAGCATGGGTTTAACAAAGGTCACGGCAAGGTGTTGCCGGATAGCCTACATTGAGTCGTATTTGGCTTGTTGGCGTTGCAGCCATACAGAGTCTTTATATATTTCAGGGTAATTCTTGCGCATAAACTCACATACAGGCATACCCTCGTATTTACGACACAAGTAATCTAGAGACACTTCCATAAGGTCATATTGCCCACTAAAAACCTCATGCTTCATTATAATGCCTCGCCAATGGCCGTTTGCTTGATACCCTATGTAATTTTCGTCATGCAAGTAGCCTGATCCAGCGACCAAGCCCCTAATAACCTTACCGTTATTAAGCTCTTTGATGCCAGCAGTTAAACCCTGTTGATGCCCCATAGAGAAACTAAAGCCGATGTTTTGAATCCTGGTGATAATTGATTTACCACCATACGGCCTTCCAGTAGATGGATTGTAGAAGTAGTGGCAATAGCTTATACCATCAATCTCTACAGGCTTTAAGAACGGGTGAATAGTCCAGCCGTGATCGCGATAGTTAAAGTTCTCAGTGGACAGAAAACCGTCTAACTTAGCATCACATTCAATTGCGCGATCAATACGGTATTCGTGATTGCCGAGTGTAAAGTGTAGTTCAGGGGAGTATTTGATAGGTTCCATGAGTAGATTCATGGCTTGATTTGCAGAGTCAATATCCTTTACCACTCTACGGCCTTCTGCGGCCTTCTTGCCTACGTCATAGGATGACAGGCTTTCCATGTCTGCAAAGTCACCGATGTTTACCACAACATCAGGTTTTTGCTCATTTATGTACTCACCTATCCATGTGAGATGATCTGTGGGGGTATCGGGGGTAACTTGCATGTCTGGAATCAGACAGTGTGTGCGGCCTCCTTTAGCCTTCATTGGCAGGAGTCTATTAGATTTGCTTGCAGCGTCCTTGAGCGCCTTCAGAGAGCGCTCTATAGTGCGTTTGTTGATGTTTAATGCACTAGCAGCCTTGGCTTGTGTTCCATGCTTTACAATGGCGTTGACATACTTCCTTTGTGTGTCGGTGGCGTGATTTAACAGCTTGCGATAGTCCATTATCGTGCCTTGGTCAATCCGACCTTAATTTCACCACTCACACCAACGGACTCATAAAGTATTTGCAATCCAATTGCTTCAGCTACGGCTTTCTCCGCCCTAGCGCCCTTGGATGCAGTCCAGCCGTTAAGTAGATAAACAGCGTCTGCATCGCATACAGCAACACAGCAGCGCTTAATAGCAGCCTTGTAATCGAAGTTATCTATAGCACCAGCAGCATCAGGTTCGTACCCTAAATCCCTATCCATATCCGCAGGGCTTATCGGTTCGTGTCCTAAGTTTTTCAGCCTATCCCTAGCAATATCGAAGGCTGGGAAATTATAGTTCTCGTAGCCCGTCATTGGCCCCGCTATATAGATTCTCATGCGTCCACCTTTTCCCAGCCATGCTTCACGGCATGACATAAAAAGGCAGCATTACAGGCAATCAAGTCTGCGTGGTGTAACCCACTCTCTGTATCTATATCTGGTTCGTCTGGGTCTGCTAATTTATGCGCGTGACGGAGCAAGCAATCCAGAATTACGTATTGGCTCAAACCTTTGCGCCAGTTATCCCTATCGTATTTCTGCGCACCGAAGTCTAAACCTCTAGCCACACCTTCCAGCATGGCGTAAGGAACTAACGAGACAGGCGGCTTTCCATTGTTAAATCTATCACCTTTCTTACTCATAACTCAGCCCTCCAGCTTTGCTTAATAACTTGGTTCTTTAGGTGCTTCTGGTTTTCGATAACAGGTAAATGCTTGGTAATAGATGTTTTCTGGAAAGTCGCCTCGCTTCCACATCTCCCTTATTTCTAATTGAGCCTCACGTATGCCGTAATCGAGACACGCTTGTTCAGATGGGAATGAGCCGTAACTGATGCCGCCTGTATAGCCAGATGCGAGTACCAGCAGTATTCCTACTGTGTGTAAGTCCATGATTTACTCCTAGATGGTCTATAAATAGGTAAACTTAATCTCGTAATGGTTTACATATAAATAGACTAATTAGTGTAGATGTCCTTTTAAGTAATATGTAGATGTTGTTTTTTTGACACCCTTTGTTTTATTAACTTTAAAGGTCTTTTTCGTAGATGTTAAAATCCGTATTTGTAGAAGTGCCTACACTCCACCCGCTGATCTAAGCCAGCTAGGAGGGATTGGGTGGAGGTAGGGCTTAGTCGTTCAGATCACTAGGGCAGCGATCTTCTGTAGCTCGGTCTATAACAATCTCACCAAAGCTGGAATTTCTTAGTAACTCTCGATATTGCGCGTAAAGTACACAAAACTCTTTCCGCATATCCCTGCCTTGTCGTAATGCCTCAGAGATAGTCAGCGGGTCAGCAGCCTTAACAGGTACCTTAACGGGTGACTCTAGTTGACGCGGAATGTGCGGGTGCTCAGTTTGCTTCTGGACAACGTATTCAATCTTTTGTCCGCAACTAAGGAGCGAAAGCAGGGTCAATGATAGTGTCAAGACATAGATTAACTTCATCTGAAAATCCTTCCCGTAGTAGTGCTATTTGATCTTCGCGTTGAGCCACATGGACACGCGCCCATTCAACCTCGGCCTCAATTGCTTCAAGGCTGTCTTGCTGGAGGCTTATCTGTAAATCCTTTAATCGTAGCTCCTGCTCGTAGTTAGCCATTAACTCAGTCTGCCTGACTTTCTCAAGCTGCATGTCCTGCCAGTCCTGCCAATAGTTCCTAACCCAATGTGATGCGCCACCAAGTACTATCGACGAGATGACAGCAACAATGATGTAGAATTTCATTAGGGAACGATTACAGGGTCTACAATGGTAGGTTCAACCACAAATGGTTCAATCACCACAACTTCAGGTGGTGCAGGTTCTACCACTTCAGGTCTAACCACTAACGGTTCCGGTTGAGTGACAACCGTGGCATCTCGATTCTCTACAGCAGCCTTACCAACTACAGCAGCCGCAGCCGCACCACCTAACACTGGCAATACACCTGTTAATGTGCGAACCTGCTGTGTACGTTGTTCGTTCGCAGCAATGGTCACATCATTAGAATTAGTGCTTGGTGCACAAGGGTCGGTATCTTGTAATGCTCGAATCGCTGCAAGGGCTACTTGTGCTGTGGCGTCCTCTACGGCTCCATAACGGACGCTCTCTGAAGCCATGCAGTTACGGCGGGTAAGCTCGATCTCCCTGTCAGAAGCCACTGACGCGCTCTCAACGCGTGTTTCACTCATAACCCTACCTGTAGAGTCTAATTGCTGCGTGATTTTAGTAGGTTCTTGCTTGGGAACGATTACACAAGCCTGTAAGAGTGCAATGGTTAGTATTATTAGGTATTTCATGGTTCCTCCGTTATTCGTCAAAAATGTCGTTTTATGAGCAGTAAAGTGTTTATCTCGTCAAAAGTGGCTATTTATCTACCTGCCGTGATTAGGATGGAAGTTGTATAACTGTTCAGCATTCTTTCGTGCTAGTACCGCGCTATTAAAATCATCGAATGTTCCAAGGCTTTTGTATTCTCTATTAACAGTAATAGCAGCCCTCCATTTCTTTCCCAACCTGTCGCGCCTGACACCAATAACTGAGCCAAATCGATCAGAGCGCAGTAATTTGTTGCGGTGGTTATGGGACGCATTGACATCTCTCATGTTAGAGATTCGATTGTCGGTCTTGTTATGGTTTATATGGTCTACTTGGTCAGGCCAAACACCGTAATAGTGTAGGTAAGCTATCCTATGGGCTAAAAAACCAACATTATTAATCCTGCAACGCAAGTAACCAGTTTTTTCAATCGAACCAACTCGCTTGCCAGCAAATCTAGAGTTAAAGTGAGTCGCATGACTCCACTTATGATCCCTAACCTTCCACGTCAAAACACCTGTGGATGGGTTGTAATCAAGTATCTCCCTAACAAATTCACAAGCCTCTTTTTCACCAACCTTTCTAATGTCTACTAGCTTTTTCAAAACATCCTCCCCAATAGCTATGTATCCCGTTATTAAATAATGTGTTCGCCGTACCGCATGTCATGGAAATACTCTTGAAAGCGTCCAAAGATTCTTTCAACGTAATTCCTTGTTTCTTCGCAGGCTGATGCTCGTCTTAGGCATACCCCTGCTTTCCTCTCCTTATCGCCCCAACCCATACCCCTGTTATAATCTGCGACACATTCTCGGTACACATAAGCCTCGTTACCTTGAATCCTGCGACAAATAGCCTTCATGTAACGTATTGAGGCTCTAGCAGACTGTCTGCAAACACCCCAATCAATATCGCCTAAGTCTTTAGCCCAATATTTAGCATCTCCTTGCGTAGCTGGCATGAACTGACCGCAACCCTCTGCACCTGCCCATGAACGCGCCTCTGCTTGCCAATTTGACTCAGCCTTGATCTGTGCTGCAAAGGCGTTTAGGTATCTAGCGTGTCCGTATCGTTTGATTAAATCTCGCTTGAATACTGCACGCCCCTTCCACGCTTCAACTGGCTCCCTAGCCTCTACATTGCAACCCGTTAGGATTAAAGCGATGCAGTAGCAGCAGCAAAGGCGCAAGCGCATATGATTACCGTGTATTCTAGGCTCCTGGTGAGTTTGCCAATTCCATCAAGGTCTTTAGTCCGGCTAGGCCATAAAGCCCGACCAGCAAGCCATGAGAGGCCAAGAAGGATAGAAAACGATGCAACCATCCGCCCTATTAGTGGCATATCGTATCCAGATAGAAAGAACGATACTGAAAGGATTACAGCAACCAATATAGGCCAACATCTAAGGAAAGCATCTTTAGCTTTAGCGGTTATATCTGCGTCCATATACATCTCACCTAGTTTGATTCTGGTTAGTTTCAATCGTCTAAAAAACTTATTTATTTGTGCTTTCACTAGATAGAACCCCTCGCTCAATAAAAGTGGTATCCCAATCAATGATATGGTTGTTAAGAACACCAGAAGCAAGAACCCCTGCAACAAGCGTGAGAACCAATACATCAATCCAGCAGATGTTTTTGAGCATACTTGTTGATTGCTTTGTTAAACCTGTTGAGGAATCTGCTGATTCTTTTGTAGTACCTTGCATAAATGATATTGGCTGTTATGGATAGCGTGAAATAACAGAGCTTTGTACCTGTCAGCCATGCCATACGCACCAAATCATCTACAAATATTCCATTCCAGTAGATAGCCATTCTTGCCTGAAAAACAGTGGCTATAAATGCTAATACCGCTAGTTTGTAATGCCCGTCACCATGGAACTGTAAGCACAAGAAGAAGAACGACAGGAAAGTTAAAGCGTTAGACAGCCCCCCCAAATCGTTGAGGAATTGAGTCATTCTTTCGTACCTATCTCCATCTTCTTGACAATTACCTTGGCATTAAGTGAGAAGTCACTAATGCGCTGCGTCATGAATCCGTAGAAGAACGCTAAACCCATGTGTAGGTAGAAGTCTTGTCCAGGAGGTATCTGTAGAAAGTCGCCTATATATCGATAGGTGAACTTCGTCAGAAAGAACCCTACCGCTATTCCCGCAAATCCTGTCCATACACCCTCCCAAAATGGAACAGGGTCTTTGTGAACGTATTTGTAAGCCAGATAGAATCCAGCGCCTATCAAAGCCGATAACGCAACTTGCCATACCTCAGCACTAACTCCAACAATGACTGTACCCGCACCTACGGCAATGTTGTCCACATTGTTTAATATTGCTTTCCCTACAATAGTTCTCATTTTATTTCCTTATCTTGGTAATTCGTGCCTACTGGAATTACCACCGATTTAATGCGCTGATCTATGACCGCTTGAGCATCCTCAATATCATCCTCGGTCATTGATTTAATTGTGTTTGTTTGTAAGTCCTTCGCAATGTCGTAAATGGCAATGCGTATATCATCTTCTGCGTTAAACGCTGCTAATGCTTTGGCTTTCTTGTCAACGTCAACACCCTTCTTAATTTTTGCTGCGCGTGTTCGTATATCATCTGCTCTATCACGCATCTTTTCAGGCGCTGCATTAGGATCACCCAACCATTCGCCAGTATCAGGGTCAGCAACCATCATTCCATGCTGCAAGCCTTTGCGTTTAGCGTAGCTTAATAACCTTTCTTTAACTCCCGCGCCAATTTCCTCTGCGCTTGGTGGTGGTGCTTCAGTTACTACACCGTTAACCAGCGTTAAAGGCGACCTCATTTGAATAGCAGCGCCATGATCTATTGACACTACATCAGTAATAGTTGGATGTTTAGCCCTTAAAGCCTTCTCAGATTGAGGTTGACTCGATATGACTTCAGGCACTTGTTTTCCGTCAGCATTAAAACCTAGATGAATCATTTACCACCTTAAAATTGTGAATGGTAGTTTTACACCCGTTCCCGCAGTAGTCACATATAAATCTGTAGTGATAGTGTCGGAATCAAGCATGTAATTATTGAAAGATGCAGTGATCGCTCCTGTTAGTGTTTCCCATTGGCCGCCGCGTAAATCCCCTGAATGATCGCAGGTAACAATTGTATTCCCGTCGCCTTGCCCTGGCACTGCTGTAACATCTATTGTCTCATCGGTGTTTATACTTCCTCCTGATAAACCCGTGATAGTTCCCCAAACGTATTGGACATAGCTACAACCCTCTGTAATAGCAACCACAATATCATGAGTAGGCCAAGTGCCTGATACTGCGCCTGAAGTCCAAAATCTAAGAAGCGTAGTGCCTCCTGAGTTATAAGGAGTCCATCCGATATTATCAGTGACCAGCTGCCCTGCCATGTCCGGCTTTATGAGTGTTGTAGAAAGATCATACTCAACTTCCAAATCCACATCCTGCCAATAGGAGTTTGTACTAAGCGTCCAACCAGGCGAGCCAGTGCCAGTGGTTAGCGTGACTGTTTTTTTAGTTGTCGGCAGAATGTCAGGGTAAGAGATACTCTTAGATACCTTATTGGTTGCCCTTAGCCTACCCGTAGCCATTAAGTAGTTTCCCCAGTTGTGCTGGTGATTACCTTGCCAGTAATAGCAACAACATTAGTTGTTCCTGCAAAGATGGCGACCGTTTTTGAGTTCTGTATAGGCAATCCCTCTGATGGTGTAAGCCTTAATAAACCCTCATCTGCCGGAACTGATACCACTATATTAGAAGATGCTGTAGCTGTCCCCCACTCGATAGTTATCGCCACCGAACTTGTATGATTGTTAGTAGCATACAGGTGAACAATATCAATCTGGTCTGTAGCTGCCACACCAGTGTGAACCGTAGTCCCCGCTGTAGATGTTGCTGCAATTAATACGGGTGCGCCATCTGTAGACGCACTTAAATGTCCAATAGTTGCCATAATTATTAACTCAGTAGTTGTATATCAAATAAACCCAAACCACCTGACGCGGTAGCTTGGTTTAAAAATTCAGACCCATCCCAATAGACTGACATGGGCTTAAGTGCTGTTATCTCTGCGCCTACAAGTGCAACTGAGTCAGAATCCTCCATTGCATAAGTACCCGCAATACCATCCATAGTGATAGTGACTGCGCCTGTGTTCGTAGTAGGGAATACAAGCTGATATACGCCAGCAGGAGGCAATGAAAGCCAACCCTCTGATATATCGTATAGGTTCGCAGAAGTCTCCGTGAGAGTGATAATAGACGTAGCATCAGCCGTATCGAATCCTGCCCTGGAACTTAACCGTCTATCCTTTGGCCCTTCTATTGTTACATCGTCAGAGTCAGATACTTCGTAGCTGTAATCCGTTGAGAAATACACATCATTAGCGAGTCTGCCGTAGCTATCCGTTCTCTGTGGATTGGCTAGCGTGACAGTTTCCGCCTCAGTAGTGTATAATGTCAGTAGATTGGTGCGTGGGTCAGCGCCATACGTGCCAAAATACACATAGCCGTTGACTACAGGATCGCCAGCGTCATCTAATATTTGTGCTAATCGAGGTCTAATTAAACTCATGTTGTTTTACTTTATTCTCGTTGTATGCCCGATACTGATCGTGGCGTTTTCTGGAATTGGTTATTGGTACAACTCGTTATTCTTCTATCCAGCCGTTGCGCTGGCTTGCATAATGATTACGTTTCTATTGACGGTTGAAACGCTCTATAAAAAAAGCACCGACAAGGACTGCACACCAAGTAACTTGATGGATATTTGTAATTTCTTAATTAGAAAGAAGTAGCCTGATTGCGTCCATTTGAGAGTCAGGGGTTATCCCTCGTACTCTGTCTACTCCGGCCTTACCAAGTTCTAACGCTGTCCCCGTAAGTGTTCTTTGTCCTAGTGTTGCGTCTACAGCAGCCTTGCCGACTTCTCCACGCAGGGATGTAGTTGCGCTTGCTCCAAATAGCTTTTCTAAATCATCCACAAAGGCAACTTGAGAGATTAAATCATCGTCAAACTTACCGCCTTGATTCGCTGCTACAGTCTGTAAGTCATCAAACGTATCTAATACGCTAACCCTTGATTGGGCATTACTCATTAACCGTCTAGCTAGTGTGCCTAGTGCCTTGTTAGCATTTGCGCTAGATAAGTCTATTCGTGTACCTACTGCGCTCTCTAAGTCCTTAATAACTCGGACTGTTTCAGAGTAAGCCTTATTGGCTTCGTTATACGCAGGGAAAGCACCGTCAAGCAGTTCATCTAGATCGTGTCTCAAGCCTTTAACTAATCGCTCTGCATCACCTGTAAGACCATCCTTAACCTTCCCGAAAGACACATTATTATCAATGTAGCGTTTCAGTCGGTGAATGTCGTAAGCGTCAGGTGGCTTAGTGTTAGACATTCTATGAATCATGCGCTTAATGATGTTCTCTGCGCCTGGTAATCCTTCAA